AGCAAAATGAAAACGACTCTTTCGCTGCTTTTGTATGCTATTACTGTACACCGTTTTCTTGGCTTTTGTGGTTACATCTTTCCTTTAAGTTTAAATGCTCCCCTACCAGCTCGATGAAGGCTCGTTGTTTTCGCTTGGCACTCTCATAGCTCATGTGCAGTTCCAGCGCAGCCCCTGCCAGCGTGTGGCTTTGCCGCCAAAACACCAATGCAATCAGCCTTACCCGTTCCTCGCCATCCGGCAGGCGGCTGGTCTCCTGGACTGACGCTTTCACAGCCTCTAGTTCACGCTGATTCTGTGGGGGTAGTAACTTCATTGCCGCCTGTTCTGCGGGTCGTCCTGCACCGCTGTGGTTGCTCACAAGAGCATACGAGGCGGTTGTGGTCTGTTGCCGCAGAGCGGCAAGCTCTTTCACCAAGGAGGGGTACGCCCTGATAACGGACTTGACATACCCCCACCAGCGATAGCGTGGTTTACTCATGGGTTCTGCCTCCTTAGCTTTTCCCTAAAAATCCAATATAGACACAACAAATTGTCCTTTTTTTACTAAAAAAATAGCATTCTTCTGTTGTCCAGCCTCTTACAGCGAGGAAATCTTGAACTTCACGTTCAATATGCTTTCCTGCACCCCGAAGGGTGCAAATTCCTCGGCTTTCTTCCAGTTCTTCCAGTTGCTTCACTGTGAACACTCCGTTGCGACGAAGCAAATTTCTAGTCCTGTTTGATAGGGACAGGAGTTCATCTGGTTCTTTTACTTTCATTAAATGTCACCTTCCTTTCTATGCTGTGACCTCTCTGTGTCAAATCCATCAGGGTATCTTGACCGCAACTTGTCCACATTCATCTGCAAGACTGTTTCCAAATCGTACCCAATCGCATATGCAGACACCGCAAGGTACCAAGCAACATCGCCAAGTTCCCTTGCAAGATGTTCTGTGTCAAGGTCGTGACCCTGAAACATGTGCTTCTTCACAAGGTCTGCACATTCGCCTGATTCGCCACAAAGACCAAGGACACCATTCACAATCATTGGTGCATCCTGATTCATTCCTTTTGCGGTTCTTAATGCTTCCATCTGATATTCATTTATTTCCATGTTCAGTTATCCTTTCTGACAAAAACCATGTCGCACTTATAAAGTTATGATATTATTGTTTTTTGCTTCTTTAAATTGGTTATGCCAATAAAAAGTTTTTAAAATTAAAAAAACAATTCTTTGTCGCCCTTGTCGCCCTGTCGCCCTATTTTTTTACATGCGCGTAGAAAAAAATATTTCCCTGTCTCATGTCCATTTTTTTCTCCCCTTATATAGGGGTGTTTTTTCACGTAGACAGGGGCGACAGGGCGACAGCAATTTTTTTAGCAAAAACAAGCGCAAAATTGAGGTTTTCTTCAATTTTATAAAACACTATTTTGCCTATGGAATATATAAGCGTCGCCATGAATTAAAGATTGTCTCTATTTCTCTTGCAAATCCAGCCGACCTTCCCCTCCCCTGCCAGTGACGGGCAGAGGAGGGTTTTATCAGGCTCTGCCGTATTTTTTATTACCCAACCGTATTTCAGCCGTATTATTTTAAGGGCGAAATGCTCCTTAAAATACGACCAGAATACCTCAAAATACCCCTAAAATACGGGAGTATACGGCTAAAATACGCCCAGAATACCGCTAGGACTATATGCAATCTTCCATTTTCGTTTTTGCCCGCCTAACGGCTGCTTGTGCGCCAGACTTAGTTAGTCCAAATTTCTCACCAGTTTCCAGGTAGCTGTGTCCTGCCTCGTAATAGGCTAGGATAGCCTCATCACGGTTTTGGGGCTTTGATTCTTCATCCGGCTTTGGAACAAGTGCCTGCAATCGTTCCACCTCTGCCTTCGCTGTCTGCGCTGCTTGGAAGTTCGCTGTCGAAACTCTATCTACTCGTTCGCTCCTCTCTTTGTAATATTCCGCATGGCGTTTAGCTTCACTCAGCTTTTCTTCCATCATTTCAATTCGTTTATTTTCTTCCCTTAGCCGCCCAATCTGGGCTTCAAGTTCTTCAAGCTGCTTTTCCACTTTTTCAGTCTCCTTTACCCTGGCTGCTTCACCGTGCAAATAGCCTAGCATATACACAGCTCTATGGGTGTTTTGGAGCTTTGGCTCTGCGACTTCCACCATCAATGCTTGATGCAACAGGGCTCGTGCTTCTCTCGCCCCATGTTCTTCCCACTCCTCCTGGGCGCAGGGCTTTATCCCCTTATCGCACAAATAAGCTATCGCTCTGTCCACATAGGGAGACTGTTTGATGTGGTAATCCTCCAACCATGTTTTACGGTTGAAAACAGCTACAAATGTAACGACTGCCGCCATCAGCACAAGGCACACTCTTAACTTCAAATCTGTATCCGGCAACTGTATGCCGGATACAGACAAAAAGATAGCCATTGACAAGCAAATGCGTGTTGCCGGAGACAGCAAATGTGTGAGCATCCCAAAGGGATTGCAAATAAGCACCATGACCACAAATAAAATCAAAATATCTGCATACACCCACACCGGAGCATGGCGGTATCCGGCTTCCAGCAGCAGCCCGAAAGATACGATTGGAAGCAGCTCTCTTTTGTGGCCTAACGCTTCTCTCAATAACCAGAGAATTGTATCCAGCAGTTCCCTCATAACAAAAAAGCCGGAATTGGGCTTAACAGCAGGCAGATAACGATATAGACCCCCAGATGCAAGGAGTCCGGTTCTTCCTTCATGCGCAGCCACTGAACGCCCCAAATTATCATCTGGATAATTGCTCCTGCCGTGCAAATAATTGCATACCATTCCAAACTCGTCATGATTACTCCTCCTCAATTTCAACAACACGGTATTGCGTTTTCTTGATGTACCCATGTCTTGCCATAAACATTTGACGATAAATGTTGTGTCTCGTTACTCCGCAGCGTCTGGCCAATGCCTCAACGCTGGATTCTACCGCCAAAGGCAGTTCGTATTTATCCGCAGACACTTTCATATATAATTTCATCGCATTGGTACCCCATAAATAGCTTCTAGGCACTTGTCAGCGTTTTCCGTGGTTTTACTTGCCCGATAGCGGGCAACAGCACCTTCAAGCCGCTTCCAAACACCAACACTGGCTTCCCACGCCTTGCAATCAAAATCTATTTTTTCATACAACTGCACAAGCTGGAATTTCTCCGCTTTTGCTTGTGTGCGGCTGATGATGCCCATGCGGTACTGGGCATACAGCAGTCTCAAACCGTGGTAAAGCACCTGCTCTGCGCCCGACAAACCTGCTGGGAGCGGCTCGCCTTTCATGGCCTGCTTTTCAAAGCTAAACTCAATCACTTTTTCCAGCTCCCTTCAGGGCTAAATACCATTCAATGGTGGTTACCGCAGCTCTCCAGCCACGACAAATTGCAGCAACATAGCCTTGCTTACTCAGCTCATCTGCCCACCAGCGTTGTTCGGCACGAGTCCTTCCTTTTTCCGTTTTCATTTCAATATACAGCCCATGATATGGGCCACGGGCAACCGGCAGACAAAGGTCGGGTACACCCGCTTTCACGCCCTGCGCCTTTAAGTGCTTTGCTTCGATTGCATCACGCTTCCCCCCGTTCGGGATATGGTGCAGTAGTTTCAGCTCAGGGAAACGCTCCCTCACTTTGGGCTGCGCTGCCCATTTGAATACAAATTCCTGTTCCTGTGCTTCTGTCATGTTCATGCTCCTCTCGTTTCATCGGTTAAACATCCGGTTTAAAATTTGGCTTGCTTCTTGCTTGGTCAGTCCATCCGTCTGGAAAGTGGGGAACATCCGCTTTACCTGCGCTATTTGCTTCTCAGACGCAGGTTTTGCGCCCCATTTTTTCACTTGATTGATGTCCCAAATATAAGCCTCATCACCAAAACGTGTCCGCAAAGCCGTATACGCCCTGTCAAAGGCAGTTTGAGTATCAACTAAGTCATTACCTAACCGCACCCGTCCTAGGGCATCTGGCGGCGGAATAACCAGCCTGCGCCGCTGCCCTGTCTCAGGGTCTTTTGTTAGGCTGCACACCATAGAGCCATCAGGCATCCTGAACCAGTTGACATTGTGGGTGTTGTAGCTGTTTCCTCTTGCCCACAGGTCAACAATTTGGATATTTTTTATCCAGCTTTCAGGACAATCCGTTGCACTGGCAGCCTTTAACGGCAGGTCAAATAGCTCTCCTTGGACTTCGTCCCGCTTCTTTTCTGGGACATTAGACATATCCACGCCCAATAAGGATGGGGCTGTGCAGGGGCTTAACCGTCCTGTAACGCCCACGCAGTCAATTAAATTTAATTGTGTTTTTTCTGGGTGCAGACGCAGCCCTCGTCCTACCATCTGGGCATATAGGCTTTCGCTCTGGGTCGGTCGTGCAATGATTACCGTTTCCACCAAAGGCATATCTGTCCCTTCCGTAAAGACCATGCAGTTTACAATGCAGGGAATTTCCCGCTTTGTAAACTTTTCAATGATTTCAGCTCTATTTTTGGTGTCTCCAGTAACGACAACTGCACCCTCTATCCGACTGGCAATTTCTTCGCACTGCCGGACAGAGCAAGCAAATATTAGCGTTGCTCCACTTGCGAGTTTCTGGTAGGATTCAGCGATTGCATCTGCTGTACCTTCCATTGCTTCATCTAACTCACCAGGGGCATAGTCGCCATTTCTGGTACGAACTGCACTCAAATCATAGCCTATATTTACACGTCTTGCGTATATGCTGCATAAGTATTTGTGTTCAATAGCCCAACGCAAATCCCGCTGAAAAATGATGCGTTCAAAAACATTATCCAGTCGCACATTGTCCGAACGGTTGGGAGTTGCTGTAAAACCCACAACTTTCCGAGC